TCATAGGATGAATTTCGTTGCAGATTATACAGTAAATCTTCACCTGTTTCCAACTGCTTCGCGGTGGCATCCCTTTAACAAAGTCATGGTACCAACCGTCCTCTCCCCTTGCTCTGAAGAGTCCTGGCTTCTGAGGATTTTTGACTTCATGCCATTTGTCATTATCACAGCAAATACACTGTCGCCATTTTAGTTCTACCATGCGCCATCACACCAGGGGCATGCGCAATTCGATGGCACGGCCATGTATGTTTTGAAACATTTCTTGCACTGGTATACTCTACGTACTCGCCAGTAACTCATAGAGCGAACCCCCTTCGTAAGGTGGTCCATTCCATCCACCTTGTTGTGGATATATACCAGGCGCAACTTAGACAATAAATTGTCTCACATCCTTCAAATGTGTATAAGGCATCTTCTTTACAATTTGGACAAGTGTCCATATGGTTTGCAGTTCCCATGACGTATAGTCTGTGTGTTATACGTCATAGTGATGCCCGCTTTCATGATAGGGTCATTCAACCCATTCGTAGCCACATACGCATCGTACGTGGAGCACGTCGTGCCCCTCAATCCAGTTACGGGATTGGCGGACTTGTCCGCACTTCTCGCATGGATCTACATTCAACTTAGAAGAGATTTTATCACCTCAATACCGATTGTAGTTCTAATCCCTTCAAAGCCCCCTTGCGCACCTATTGCTGTTCCTAGTGTCACAGCCCTTCCTATGTTCCGCTTAGTATTCTTATCCATTTGGCGGCCCATGTCCCGGACGTCCCGGCCCATCTGCGAGGGGTCGTTTGCGTACATTATGAAGTCCCAAGGACTCCATCGCAACGTTGGTTTGTAGGCGTGGGCGTAGCCAATTGCCTTGGAGGAACGACCATATGCTACCATCCCACTACCTACTGCGGCTTTAGTTCGTTGTCTGCCATAGTATCTCAACTCATCGCCTCTTAGGATTTTACCGGCCTTCGGCCCTTTAGTTACCCGGTCCCCGTAGTATCGACGTTGGTGACGTCGTTGAGGTCTGTCACGTTCTGTTTCAGGTCTATACACTGTAGTTTTTTTATTTACAGTGATACCTTTACCTCGCACTTCTGATGCTTTTAGCATAGTGTAAGTGCGGGCTTTTACTGGAGACGCAGCAGATGCTAACATTGCTGTGCCTGCTGCTGTTGCTATTCGGCCGGTCACTTGATGTGACATCACGATCGCCCGTCTCTTAGCAATATCGTTCATCGATGAATCTGAACCTGATGAACTCTTTTGTTTCCTACCCTTGCCACCATTATAAGGCGGCTTGCGTTTTGTATGAAACACACAATATCTGCTTCCGCTAATAGCCTTAGCCTTGCATCTCTTTCCATTTCCTAGTATTTTCCGGCATCTTGGCATTCAGCCCACCGTTACACTTGGGATGTGATTTGCAATGCCCATGAACTTCAACCAAGCGGTAAATATCATGTAAGTGAGAAGATTTTGAGGATTGCGTAGATGCAACATCATTTGCGCAATTGAATACCCTGGCTTCGCTTCAGTCTCCATCAAAACGACTCCCCTACAGATTCGACATCTAATACTAATTCCCAGGCAGAATTAGCTGTAATCTCTAACTGAATCAATCCACATATTGCTTGGAACCCTGGCACAGGTGAAAGCGCCACTGAACCATTAACCGTGAACGCTGTTCCAACTCTCTGGAGATTATGGTTTACTCCAGAATTATCTTCGCCAATGCCAAAGAATACGAACTCGTCATATGGCTGTTGATCGTTTTCATCTGATATTATTCCCAAACGATCATCCTGTGTATCGCTAGAATCATACAAGTTATTCAATGGATCAGTGTTTAAATCACTTGTATTTCTCGGTTGGTCTTCAGAAACCGGACTCGGGCGTGAGTCCAGCCAACTCTTCATCAATCCAATACCACTCCAGTCTGGATTATTTCCAACGTGTTGCCCAACTATGTGCAAATCGAATTGATCCCCAGCCCTACCGCTAGTGTCTGGGTCATCTGAGACTAAAGTAGAGTAATCCCATTCACCGCCTGGCAAACCACCATTAGACGCGTCGGTTACCGACAGTTGGTTTGTGCCTTGTAATGAATGGTCGTAGTTCAGACGAACTTTAAAATCGCTATACTTACCAGATTGTGCACCTTCAGTATGCTCTAACGTCTTGGCTACATGCTTACGCCAAACCGCAAATCCTCGATTAATAGCACGCTTAGTTACCCATGTATGCGGTGCTACATTGAAATCGATACGACTACCTTGACTATCAACATAATATCCACCTAGAACTGTGTATATTTGCTTCTGTCTGTGTAGTTTTCGGTTCTGCTTACTTAACTCTCTAGCGAGATCAACGTATTTGACCCCTCCAGTGCTTCCATAGAATCTCATTCTGGTTACTGCCATGTCCTACCCTATCATAATAGGGTTTTTAGTTTTTAGGACTGGCCAAACCACCCCATAACGGTGACTGCTGCGCCACTTGCTGGCTTACTGCCTACGGTGAACGGGCATACCGACGAGGGCATACCCATTCATCTCCGTTGCCTCCGTACCGGCAACGACAGTCTATCTAACTGTCGCAATATTGTGAATACAATTTACCAGTTACCGGTCCTTGGATCATAGGATGAATTTCGTTGCAGATTATACAGTAAATCTTCACCTGTTTCCAACTGCTTCGCGGTGGCATCCCTTTAACAAAGTCATGGTACCAACCGTCCTCTCCCCTTGCTCTGAAGAGTCCTGG